TCAAGTAATACAGATTTAAATGGAATAAGTACAGCAGAAGGAATGTTACCTTCTAACCTGAACAATGCCATTAGAGCATTGATGAAGAATACTAGAGATTGGTATAATGATTCACAATGGGTAGAGTATGGTGATGGCTCAGGTGCTTTTACAGCAGCTTATGCAAGTTCAACTTCTTTTACAATTAATGGTGTAGATGTAACTGCAATTTATCATGCTGGAAGAAGAATTAAATTAACAGCTGCTACTCCTGGAACAATTTATGGAACTGTATCTAGTACATCTTTTTCTACAAACACTACAGTTAATATAACTTGGGATTCAGGTTCATTATCAAGTGAAGCTATTACTAATGTTTACATTGGTGCTTTATCTAAAACAAACAATTCTATTCCAACAGGAATTATATCAACCGCTATTCTTGCAGATGGATCAGTTACTACTGCTAAAATTGCAGATAGCAATATAACTGTTGCTAAGATGGCAGTTAATTCTGTTGACTCTGACCAGTATGTAGATGGTTCAATAGACACAATTCATATTGCAGACTCAAATATTACAGTTGCTAAAATGGCAGCTAACTCAGTTGATTCAGATCAATATGTTGATGGTTCAATTGATACAATTCATATTGGAGATGACCAAATTACAACTGCTAAGATTCCTGACTCAGCAATTACTTCTGCTAAGATTTTAGATGGTGCAATTGTTAATGCAGATATTAATGCTTCTGCTGCAATTGCTTTATCTAAATTAGAAAATCTTACAACCGCTAGAGCTTTAGTATCTGATGGTAGTGGAGATGTATCTGTTAGTGCTGTTACTTCAACTGAGGTAGGTTATCTTGATGGAGTATCATCTGCAATCCAAACTCAACTAGATGCCAAACAAGCTAGTGATGCCCAACTTACAGATATTGCTGGACTAACACCAACTGATAGTAATTTTATTATTGGTGATGGATCAAATTTTGTAACAGAGTCTGGAGCTACTGCTAGAACTTCTTTAGGACTAGGAACTATTTCAACACAAGCATCAGACAATGTTTCATTAACTGGTGGATCAATTACAGGATTAGGTGAACCATCTGATAACTCAGACGCATCTACTAAATCTTATGTTGACCAAGCAGTTGCTGGTTTAAGAACTAGAGTTATTGCCGAAGCTGCTTCAACTGCCAATGTAGTAATTTCATCAGCTCTTGAAGCTGGAGATACTATTGATGGTGTTACTTTAGTTGCTGGTGATAGAGTATTATTAAAAGATCAAAGTACAGCTACAGAAAATGGTTTATATCTTGCAGTTGCAAGTGGAGCTGGTGCAGCATCAAGAGATCCTGAACATGATACTATCGCAGAATTATCTGGTGGTATGGTTGTAGTAAATCAAGGTTCAGTTAATGATAATAAAATATTTTTATGTACGACAGATAGTGATGGATCATTAGGATCTACAAGTATTACTTATACTGTAATTACACCTAGTAATTCAGGAACAGTAACTTCTATTACAGCTGGTACTGGTTTATCTGGTGGAACTATTACAGCATCTGGTACAATAGCAATTGATACAGGAACAACTGTTGATAAAACAACTGCACAAACTCTTACAAACAAAACTTTAACTTCACCGAAAATAAATGAAAATGTAGCTGTAACTTCTACTGCAACAGAATTAAATAAATTAGATGGTGCAACAGTTGTTGTAGGTGAAATAAATGCTTTAGATTTAGGATCTACTGCTATAGCTAGTAAAGCAGTTATTCTTGATGCAAATAAAGATTATACAGGAATAAGAAATTTAACAACAACTGGAACAATAACAACAAGTTCTGGAGTAGTTGCAGCAGCTGCTGACGTAACAGCACTTGCAATCGCCTTAGGATAATATATAACAAAAAAACAGGAGATTAAAAATTAAATGGCAAACACATTCAAAACAGTAACATTCGCAGCAGAACCAGCTTCAGCAGGTACTCCGTATGTTATGTACACAGCAGCAGGAAGTACAACTACAGTTGTATTAGGTTTGGTATTAGCTAATATTCACACAACTGCTATAACAGCAGACGTTCAACTTGTTAGTACAACATCAAATAGAGGTGGTGCAAATAATGTTGCTAATGGAACATCACAATTAGTAAAAGACGTAACAATTCCAACTGGAAGTTCATTAGAAATTTTAACAGGTTCTAAAGTTGTTTTAGAAACTGGAGATAAAATTCAAATAGATTGTTCAGTAGCTGATAAATTATCTGGTACACTTTCAATAATGGAAATTACATAGGAGTTTTAATTGTCTTATATAGGTTCTAAACCAGCAAACAAACCAGTTGTAGCAAGTGATCTTGATCCAACAGTTATTACTGGTCAAACAGCTTTAGCAACTTCTCCTGCTGATACAGATGAATTTTTAATTAGTGATGCTGGAGTTTTAAAAAGATTAGATGCTAGTTTAGTTGGTGGTGCTGGTGTTTTTGAAAGTCAATTACTTCATATAGCAGATGAAAAATCACAAGGAACATCTGGTGGTGCAATATCTACTTCAAGTTGGACAAAAACTGATCTTAATACTGTAAAAACAAATGAAATCACAAGTGCATCAGTATCATCATCTGTAATAAGTTTACCAGCTGGAGTTTATTTTGCATTAGGTTTTAGAATTTCTTATCAAACAAATAAAACTAGATTAAGATTAAGAGATACAAGTAACTCAGCAGATAAACTTACAAGTTTGTCAGTTTTTAATAAAAATGGATCACAAATTACACATCCAAATCCTTTTGGTGGTAGATTTACATTATCAGGTACTGCTAATTTAGAATTACAAATGTTTGTAACTGGTAACAATGATGGTGGTTCAAATGCGTTAGGAGATGCTGGTAACATATCAGGATATGTTGAAAGATATTCTGATTTATATATTTGGAAGGTATCATAATATGAAATATGCGTTAATAAAAAATAACATAGTTGAATTAATTTCTTATGTAAAAACAGATGAATTTATTGAAGTTTCAGATAATGTTTTTGCAGATATGGTAAAAAAAGAAAATGGAATATTTGATTATACTAATGAATTTAAAGAAGCTCATTCAGTAGATAATTCAATAGAGGAAACTAAAAAAGCATCTGCAAAAACCAAACTAAAAGCACTTGGTTTAGATGATGCAGAACTTAAAACTTTAGGATTATAATATGGCATATATAGGTAGAGAACCAACAGTAGGTAACTTTCAAGTTTGTGATGCTATATCAGTTGTAAACAATCAAGCAGCATACACTATGCAAGTAGGTGGAGTTAATGTATCTCCAGAAACTGCTAATCATATGCTAGTTAGTTTAAATGGAATTTTACAAGCACCTACAACTTCATTCACAGTTAGTGGTTCTACAATTACCTTTGCTAGTAACCTTATTACTGGTGATGTAATTAACTTTATTCAGATATTAGGATCAGTTCTTGATCTTGGTGTACCAAGTGATGATACAGTTTCACTTGCCAAACTAACAGCAACTGGAACTAAAAACTCTACAACTTTTTTAAGAGGAGATAATACTTTTGCGTCTGCTGGTGGTAACATTGTAAATCTTGGAACAACAACAGTTTCAGGAACACCATCAGAAATAGATATAGATTTAGACACTTCAACATACAAACAATTTCGTATTTTTTATGAAGGAATACAAGGAACAGCAGATTTTAATATGTATGGTAGAGCAAAAGTAGGTGGTTCAATAATTACAGCATCTAATTATGCAAGTTTAACTTTAAAAAAATATGGAACAGGATTTGATACAAGTTCTTATGGTGGTTCAAGTCAAGCATATTTTTATTTATCAAATAATGTAGGTGCAGCTACCAATGAAACTTGGGGTGCAGATATATTAATTAATATAGGTTCTGGAACAGGTATGCCACAATTAACAATGACAACATCATATAGAGATAATGGGGGTGGTTATGTTTCTACTTTTGGAGCATTAGTATACCAAAGTTTTAGCATAATAAATGGATTTAGAATTTATCCATCAACAGGAACTTTTGATGCTGGAAAATATACAGTATGGGGTATTAAATAATGAAAAGATTACTTAATGGAATAATAGTTGATATGACAACTGCTGAACAAAATGAATTAACTAATGTTAGAAATCAAGCAAGTGAATTTCAAACAGCTTGGGATAGTGTTGATGAAACTAAATTAGCAGAATTAAATGTAGAAACAGAAACAATCAATACATTAAAAAAAGCAAAATCTGGCAAACAAAAGTTACTAGACTTAGGATTATCCGAAGAAGAAGTTAAAGCATTGATAGGAGTTTAATCAATGGCTATTAACCTTGCCAACAATAACTCACTTGCAAATATAACTGCATTACCATCAAGTGTTAGTGGTGGTGCAATGACTTCAATA